ATTCAAACGAAGAAAACTGGTACGGTTAGTGCAACAAGAAAAGGTGGACTTGGTAAAGACGAGCAAGGTAGAAATGTTAAAAGAATAAAGGCAGGTAAATTTAGACCAAACCAAACTTCACCAGAAGGTGATACTCAAGTCAAGAAGAAAACATTTGCTTATAAAAAATGACCTATCCAGCACCAGAGAAACCCCCTCATGATGACTGGTTTGATGATTACTACCTCCCAGAATTAGGAGACCCACCCCACCCTTATGATAGTTGGCCAATGGCAAAAGAAAACCCACGTCCAGAAGAAGAAATTGCTGACGACTTGACAATGCACGAAAAAATGTATAGAATTGCTACTGCGAAGTACAATCCATTTTCTATAGGAGGATCTGAAAGTATTCATGACTTCGAATAAACCTTATGATGACTCCAATTGGAGAGAAGAGTACAAGGGTTACACCAGTAACAAAAAGCATCTTGAATTGCTAGAGAATGGGCCTAAAAGTCTATCTCAATCTTGGATACTGCAAGCACTCTATAATGAGTGGAAGAAAATGAAAGGGTATAATAAACTTGACCCGAAAGAAAATGAAGGTCAGCATCAAAGCAGTATGAAGGAGTGGGAAGCAAATGTTAAGAAATATCAACATTAGGTGACATTGGGTTTAAAGACCCTCTCAATGCTCTATAATAAGGTCATTGAAACACAATTACATTATGTTCGAAATCAAAATGACTCGTGAGGAAATCATAGAAGGTTTGAAAGCGAACTTTGGAACCGAATTCACTGCACCTGATGTGAGAGGGTTCTGTAGAATGAATGATATCGCTTATCAAACTGTCACTAAAAAAATTAAAGAATTTAACGTGGGTCGTGGTAAGTGGAACCTAGAAGTTACACAGAAAGTGGTTGAAGATATTGAGAAATCATTCAATGCTCCTGCTGTAGAACCACAAGTAGTGCAGAATTTAATCCCAGAACAAGACGATACTTTTGTTAAGTTCGGGCCTTTTACAGATGTCAAAAAAATTATACAAAGCAAGCTTTTTTATCCTGCTTTTATTACTGGTCTTTCTGGGAATGGTAAAACATTCTCTGTAGAGCAAGCATGTTCTCAAACAAATAGAGAACTGATCCGTGTAAACATTACTATTGAAACTGATGAAGACGATCTTATTGGTGGCTTTCGCCTTGTGGATGGGTCAACAGTTTGGCATAACGGACCTGTCATTGAAGCGTTGGAACGTGGAGCAGTCTTGTTACTCGATGAGATTGACTTGGCTTCTAACAAAATCCTCTGCCTCCAATCCATACTTGAAGGGAAAGGTGTGTTTCTGAAGAAGATTGGTAGATGGGTAAATCCTGCTGCTGGTTTTAATGTTATTGCAACTGCAAACACAAAGGGTAAAGGATCCGACGACGGTAGGTTCATTGGTACTAATGTACTTAATGAAGCATTCCTTGAAAGATTCCCTGTAACCTTTGAGCAGGATTATCCAGCACCTTCTATAGAGAATAAGATTCTTAAGAATGTTGCTGATAGTTTAAAAGTTAAGGATACAGACTTCTGTAAGAGACTTGTAGATTGGGGTGACATTATCCGCAAAACATTCTATGATGGTGGTATCGAAGAGATTATCAGTACTCGTAGATTGGTTCACATCCTACGTGCTTATTCTATCTTTAAGAATAAAGCAAAGGCAATTCAAGTTTGTGTAAACAGATTTGATGAAGAGACTAAACAGTCTTTCCTTGAACTATATGATAAGGTTGATGCAGACTTTGAATTACCATCTGAAGAAGTATGACCATCTGGCAAGATTACATAAGTGCCTACAGATCAATTCTACCTATGAAGATAGAAGGTCTGTGGGCAGGTTGGGAAGGTAAAGGAACCTACCTGAATGCTATCACTCATTCACATCCACACTTTATTAAGTCAAGACAAGTGGATATCTCTGATGGTAAGAATGTTGATATTTTCAATTGCATAGCATATCCAAAGACTGGAAGTAACCTTCCTTGTTTTGGTATGGATTTAATGGCATTCAATGAAAAGAAGGTCATTGTTGTTTTTGATTTTCAACACCCTAAAGAGAAATATCCATATCGTGTAGAAGGATTGCCAGTATGTACAGAGGACTATCGTTTCTTTGAAAAGGGTAATCACTTCTCTGATAATATCTTTGTAAGATACTGTAAACCTAATGAGGTGAATCAACATCTTGATATGTTCAAGT